CCTTCTGTACGATCCATAATTATTTTTTCTATTTGTTTTCTAGTATAATTTCTTGCCATGTTTAATACCCGAATGTTGAATCCTGAACCTGATAATTATCCTTATGGTGGAAACCTAAACTATGAAGATTTCCTTTCATACTCTGCCTAGTCATTAACATATAACGAAGAGAATCATAGGCATGATCTTCTGCTCTGGTGTCAACATCTTCGCTATTTGTTTTACTTAATGGAATTGTAGGTAATGTTCTAACTATATTTGTGCATGTATTAAAAAATCTTATTCTTGGACTTCCATAGTCATCCAACATTAACCTACGATGTACTTCTATCTTACCATTCATCCTATCAGAATTAGAAGGAATCCATCTAACTCCTTTTTTAATCATACTCTCTGCAACACTTAAACCATGTCCTGTTTTATTCCAGCAAGACTTGTCAAGAACACCCATATAAATCGGAGGATCATTAGCTTCTAAATGTAAAACATATTCGGCTAACGCTTCTCCAGTTAATCCCTTTTGATAAAGCTCTCTATAAATCCAGATATTGTTATCCCAATCTATAGCACCCCAAAGAACACAAGAAGGAGCAGAATAACCATAATCACAGGAACGAATACGTACCCAATTGAAAGGTAATTCTATCGGATCAATTACATGAACAATGCGGCTAAATTCTAAGAAAGCAGCACCCTCTGCCACATCCCAATCACCGCTTAATAATCTCTTACGCTCTACTTCAGGCAAAGAATAAAGCATAGCTTCATATTCACCATCTTTTGTTAAGTATGGATTGTCTTTCAGACGAGCCGGGATAAATCTACGTTGAAATAATGGTTGTTCCGACTTCTCGTGATGCTTTCCATACTTCAGTATCTTTCCTGTTTCCACATCAGTAGCCCAAAAGCTATTGTTTGGGGGAGCAGGATCGACAAACATCTTCTTTACCCACCATCCTCCAACACCACCGGGATTGGCAGAAGCTCTCATATACGTTTCTACTGAAGGATCAGTAGTACGGAGCCTTGATCGTAGATAATTCCAAACAAATGGAGTGGGGTAATGACCTAATTCATCAATACCTATCCAAGTAAAGGACATTCCTTGGTATCTGTAAACATCATCATCCTTGTCTACATAGCTAAAGAGAGCAGTAGCACCAGAAGGAAACTCCCAAGTCTTTATCGATTCTTTAAATCTAGCATTCGGAAATGCCATAGGATAAATTTGTTTACTTTTATCTATTAATTCTGTTAACTCTGCTAAAGTTCTTCGTAGTAGCAAGGCACGATGATTTTTATTGTCTGCAAACCGTAATAAATCCATAAGCATCGCATAAGATTTACCACCGCCAGCCGCACCACCATACAATACTTCTTTTTCTGGCGAAGAAAGGAAATCTGTTTGTGGTCCTTTATTAGGCTGAAAGGCAATCTCTACTTCATTAGCATCAATTGCTTTCTTTACACTAGGAGGAAGAGAATCTATTGCTTCTCCGGTCAAAGTACCGCCATTCTCTAAAGCAGTTAAGGCTTTCTGTGCTTTATTAGCGGTATTCCGCTTGCTTTGTACGGCTTTCTTAGCAGATTCTTCTTTTTTCCTAGAGTTACTTATCGTAGCTTTTAAAGAACGCTTTGCTTTTTCTTTTCTGGAGAGATTATAGTTTCCTTTCTCTCCAGGTTTTAATTTAGGTCTTGCCATGCTTCTGAATCTGGCTGTTTTTTAGCTGGAAGGAGTACAACACCATGCAAAACTTTGGACTCTGTGTAGATTTCCTGCCGTTTTGTTATTCCAATACGATCCAAAAGGTCACCTGCTGCTTTTAATCTTGTATCCATTTGAGAAGCGGCAAGAGTTCCATCAGAATCTAGTCCTTCTACAATGCGATTAGCCGCTTTTACCGAATGAGCAGCTAAATGAAGCTTGGTTCGTTCAATAATCTCTTCCTTTAAGGAAGGAATTAACCAGCTTCTGGCAGTTTTTGCATAACCTGCCTTATCGACAGCACCTTGTACATGACCACCATTGTCCATTAGCTCATCTAAAAATATTTTTTGTTTTGTTGTAAGCTCTCTTTTAGCTGGAACAGGCAAAATACACCTCATTTATACAAAAAAATAAAATTTCTATAAAAAAATATAGCTATCCTTAAGGTTTACTTAAAGACTCTTTCTTCTAGTTAATAAGACAAGTTTAAGGAAAGTTTAAGGGGAAGTTTTTTTATTTTCTTTAGCCAGATTTTATCAAAATAGAAGGTATACTACTAGTATACATAGTAGAGAATGATTTGTCAAGTAAAAAATACACTTTTCGTAAACTTTTTTTTAAGTGCTTGAACTATAAGGCTTTTATTTTTAGACAATAAGGTTAAAAATTAGAAAAATTTTCGCACTATTGCATTATATATACCCAGGGGGGTGGCATGGCCCTAGTGGCCGCCGACTCATTTTTATGAGAGAGAGAAAAAGAACTTGTTAAAGTTTTTATAAACTAATTTTTTAAAAAGCCGCCTGATTGAAAAAGTACTTTATTAATCCGACCAGGTTTTTATAAAGTCACTTTATTAATCTTTATTAGTTTTACAATTTCAATCCTAACGTTTTTATAAAAGCCCCTTCTTTATTCGATAGGTTTACTAATAAGCCAGTTTGTTAATCAATGGGTTTATTGATAAGCTAGATTATTAATCAAAAGGGTTTTTATAAAGTCACTTTATTAATCGAAAGGGTTTTTAAATTCACACTTTGTTGTTCAGTGTTTTTAAAATCTTTAATCAATGAAAATCTAAAAGGCTAATCAGCAAAAAGCCTTGCTGTATTATCCAGAAAAACAAGCCTCCGAAAATACACACCATATTGTGCTCATGCCGGCTTGTGAAAATTCCTGGTTTTCCGCCATTTTTTAGCTTTTGTTATCTTTTCGGGAATAAAAGGCTATACAGCGTCGTTTGCTTGAGGTAAGACAGACAAACCGAAACCAAAATTTTTGAAAGGCTAAACAAATGGAAGTGTCAGTATTTAGGGAAAAACTAGCAAAAAGTAATGATAGGCATCTGGTGGAATTGTCCAAAATATCCGATAGCCAATTGGTGCTACTAATGAAAGCCTTATCTCCACTAGACAAGCCTACCGCCAATTTTGCAGATGTATACATTGCAAACAAAACTACCAAAAACTGAACCTTGAAAGGCTAAACCATGAAACCGCTATATGACTTGCATAAATTGCCACAAGATATCTGTCACCAAATATTCACTACGCCTAAGTTTCGTAAATGGTTCTGCGAGTATCCCAATAAGCTTCTAGGCATAGATAGCAATGCCAAGACCGTGAAAGGCTTGGCACTAAATGTTAGCACCGCAATCTTGTATCTTTCACCGCATACCCTGAGCGGAATAAATCTTTGCCCGATGGCGCACCTAGCCAATTGTGCCAAGCCTTGTCTCAATACCGCTGGACGTGGTGCGATGTCCAGCGTTCAAATGTCTAGGCTTCGCAAATCATTATATTGGGAGCAATTTCCAGAATTGTTTTTGGAGCAATTAATCAGAGAAGTAACAGCTCACGCTAAAAAATGTGCTAGTCGTAACCTTGTTCCAGCGGTGAGGCTTAACGGAACCTCTGACATCAAATGGGAATTATATCTAGCTGATTTTATGGCTAGAACCTCCTCCGACTATGGCGTTGAGTGGTATGACTATACCAAGCTTGCCAACCGCATAGTTCCCCCCTGCTACGATTTGACGTTCAGCTATAGTGGGGAGCCTTTGTTTAGGCCATACGTTCGCAAGGCTATCAATAACGGAATGAGAATTGCTGTCGTATTCCGTAACCAAGATAGCTATAGGAACTGTGAAAGCTTTGAGAATACTCACGCACTATATCGCCAACGTGATAAGGTTCTTGGTGGTATGCCTATCATCAAGGGCGATGATCACGACGCCAGATTTATTGAAGACGATAATTGCGTAGTCGCTTTATACGCCAAAGGCAAGGCTAGGAATGATACATCAAACTTTGTGGTGGATACCATTCTAAACTAGCACCACACCACACCACACTATAGGCTAGCCTTGTGCTAGCCTTTTCTTTTGCCCTAAGGCTTGCCTAAGGCTTCCCTAAGGCTTCCCTAAGGCTTCCCTAAGGCTTGCCCTAAGGCTTCCCTAAGGCTTG